ACCAAGGTCTTTTCCAAGCGTTTGAACTTGATACCCGAACGCCAAAATCCTGCATCCGTTTTCGCAATAACCACAAACGCCCCTTTAATCCGCTCTCCCAGCGCTGCGGAACTGGCACTATTACTAGCGCCAACAATGACAACGTCACTACTAGAAGCACTATTCTGTGAGCAATCATCCCCTGAGGCATTAGCGCCCAAATCAGTACCAGCGCCATCAGCACCAGAAGATTCTTCATTTTGTTCAACATCGTTTGGTTTTCCTTCTGTTTCAGAGTCCGCCGTCTCGATTGGCTGTTCCGGCTTGTCAGCTTCGTCCGTAGACGGGCCCGCTGACGTAGACTCGGTTGATTTGGTTTCATCAGCTTGATTAGTAGCCGCGTTTGTTACTGCCGCGTCCGGTTCGGCTTGCGCCGTTGGCTCGGTAGAATCTTTAGCCACTGTTTTTGTAGCTGTTGCAGTGCTCTTTCTTTTAGCTGCTGCGCTTTTGTTAGTTGCTTCACTCACAGTAAACTCCTGACTTTTAAAAAATGGCGGCGAGCGCCGCCATTTTTGATGGGCTTAGTTGCTCAATGGGTTATTTGACGAACGCGCTTGATACCACTTCAACATCGTTGTAATAGATGTTCGTATCACCGCCATTCACAAGCTGCGTGAGAATCAGTTTCTTAGCCGCGGCGGTATTAGCTGTGCCGACCGTCAAGACCTTAGCTTCTGTACCAAGTGGCTGGCCGTTCGTGCTTTGCATGTTTGCCAACAGCACTTTTGCAGCGTTGTAATTCGCTTCTGTCAACGGCGCTTTAGAACCAACGCACATTTGCGGGAAGCTGAAACCAAAGCCAGCACGACCATCCACACCTTGGGCCACCATGTTGTTAAAGAAGGCATATTCAGACGTAGCACCGACGAACTCTAATTTCAGAGGACGACGCTCTTGGAAAATGATTGGTAACAAAATTTGCGTGTTGTCATAGACAAACCACGGTTCGCCCGTATCAGTCGATGGATTACCAATCACGTTGGAATACGTGTCGCCTGTGTCGCCCAGCGGATGATCTGTGTCAAAGTAATTCTGACCGTCAAAGCAAAGCGTGGTGAAGCCTGCCGCTAACAGAGGGAACGAATATTTATCAGGGAAAATCGCAGAGTTACGACCCCAAGACTTAGCAATGATCGCGTACTTACCGATTAAATCGTCTTCTAAATCTTCACGCTTGATCTTGATAGACGCTTCGTAGGTTTCGTTTTTGATCGTATAGCCGTGACTAGCAAGCTCTTTTAACTGGCGGGTTGAACCCCAAAGCTCGATAGCGGGCAAATCTTCAATCCAGCCGTAAAACTCTGAGCTGCCAATGCTCGGGACTTTCGTTGCGATCTTGTCCCATTTGGGCATGACCAACGCTAAACCTTCGGTGAACGCGGCATTAGAGCCGACGGTCAACGCTTCAACAATTTGTGCTTCAGTAAAAGCCATGATCTAACTCCAGTTAATAAGTTGGTTTGTGTTGACGGTTTGCTTTCCAAGATTCTTCGCTGACGCCCATCTGGCGGCACAACGCGAGTTCATCTTTGGTTAGCTCTTCGGTTTGTTGCTGTGAGGGCGGTTTCTTTGGCTTAGCGTCAACGATCTTCGGCGCGGACTCAGCGAACTTTTCGAACTGTTCACGACCACCTTCTGTACGGCACAGCGCGACATACATTTCTTTGTTCGCAGGGGCGACCTTGCCAGCAGCAATAGCCACATCGACAAGAGATTCGGTCTCTTTGTCTTGCACCGCTTTAATAGCAGACTCGGCAGTCGTCGCGCGGTTGAGCGCAATGTCATACGTGTCTTTCGGCACAAACTTAGTAAGGTCAGGCTGGCTAGCACGATTAAGTGCGACTTGTTTCTCATTTTTTAGAGACTCAACCGCCGCGATTATTTCTTGCTCTGTCGCTGTGGCAGCTAATGCCAACGAACTACAAAGACCAATGGTTAGGGTTTTCATTTCAGTTTCCTCTTGTGTTTCACGATTTAATGCAGGGACTCGAAAGTTGGGTTTGTTTGTCAGGCCAGCACTGCTCATTGCAGTGATGTTTAATTGTTCGTCGTATGAAAAGGCAGGGGAATAAAAGCCATAGCGCTTGTCTTTGATGCGCCACACACCGTTTTCATTCCACTCAACACCCGCCCAGATTTCACCATTACGATTTTCTAGCGCAACGATCCAGCCAACAGCGTCAGCATCTTCGCCCTGGGGGCCTTTGATTTCAGTGGCGTGTTCAACGTCGAAAGGAAGTTTTGAATCAAATGCAGCAACGACGGCATCGGGATTGTTGTTAAACCACTTGCGACCGTCTCGGCCCTCAGCGGTGCCAGCGGGAATCATCGGCAACCACTGAACGTCGGAATCAGTTTCCGCGCCTTGGACGAACTGAGGTATTTGGAAACATAACGCGGTGAGTGCGACTTGTGGCATTGAGCTGACTCCAAAAATTTATCTATTGGACTCAGCTTACGAGATACGAGAGGGAACCTAGATTAACTCGGCTTGCTGTATTTCGAGAGGGTATTGATTGGGATTTGCAGGAGGTAGTTTGTCTATGAGATCAAACCATGTTTAAACCGTGTTTAATTTCTCGTAGAAACGTTTAAACATTTTTTTGTGTTGAGATGTTGCGCCTAGGCGATTAAATCGCCTAGGCGCGTTGTGAGAGGCTTTGTTATTTCTTTACTGAAAGGTCTTGGCAAAGGCTTTTTCTTTGGCAGCGAGGGTGTCTTTCAATTCCTGCTCTCTGTTTATGCCAGGATTATAATTCCAACCCGGATCAATACCGCGAGGGATGGTTTCCACCTCGCCCGTGCGTTTGTTGATCCATTCTTTTGCGCCATCGTTAGGCGCGTCGGTTTTGATCTTGCCATCTTTTGCGAGCTGCCGATATTCACCGCTAGAGACTTGGCGCACACCGCATTTGCAACCCCAACCATTTGGCGTCATGTGCGTGTTCCACCACGGGTCGTCGAGTGGCAAACAAGTGCCTGCCCATTTCTCATGCTCGTGCCTGTGATGCTCAGACGGGCCAAGCTCATAGATGAGGTATGGCAAGGCGCGCTTAGTACGTTGCGCTCGTTCCCACTGGCCAGCGGCGCGAGCGGTACGCATGTTCGTTTTGTAGATGGTTTCTATGCGGCCATTACTGCCAAGCTGCACCGCTTTGGCTTCTTTCGTTAGCGGGTCGTCCATTTCTTGGATGCCCCACCATCCCTTTTTTACGAGCAGCGGTTTCAGTACATCGCGAAATTGCGCGAACGTCTGGCCGCTTGCAATAGCGTCGGCAACCATGACTTGAACATCAATCAGCAAATCCGTATTGGTCATCTTGGCAACAGTGAATGCGTTGCCGTGTTCCGATTTCCATACGTCTCTATAGTCAAAGCCTGGCTTTAAATCTTTGTCGATTAAATAGCGAAGCGCTTCTTTGTTAATGACGTTATCAGCCATCGTTTACGTCTCCCAATGCTCGCGACTGAAACATCATTCTAGCCAGCTGCTCGGTAAATTGTTCCGCCGTTAGGTTCTTTTGCAGCCCTGGCAACATCTTTTGAAATTCTTCAAAACTGTTAACGGACTCAGCAGCTTTTAGTATCGGATTCATAAACTCATCGCCGCCGACTTCAACCCAATCGTCCATGGCATCGTCAGTCATGTCGTCGATGTCTGTGTCCACATTGATCTGTGTACGGTTCATGGCGACAGGTTTCGTTGAACGATTTAAAGCGGTTTCATTGGCAGGATAAACAGCCGTTAAAGTATCTTTCGGCGCCAATAATTCTTCGCCGTCTTCGACTGGCTTCAAGCCAAACTTATCGAGTATCTGTTTTGCTGATACTTTCATACCGCGGTCGATCATTGGACCAATAGAATCAACCAGCAGTTTCAAATCTTCTGGCTCATCGATCTTGATGCGCACACGTGGGTAATGTTCTTGCACGCCCCAGTTCAGGATGATGTACGGTTTAACGAGCTGGTCGTTGATCGTCGCTTCAAGTTGGCGCGCGTCCCACTTCGCAATGTCCATACGCACTTCGTCGTGCACTTGCGCTTGGGAATTAGAGCTGCCGTTATCACTCGTCATGGTCTGACCGAGAACGGCTTTACTGATTTGCTCGTCACACCAACGCGCCATGTTCTCAAACAGCGTTTCGCCGCCTTTCGCTGCGCCTGCTTCGATGAGTTCCATTTTCATGGAATCAGGAATGGCGGCGCCTGCATCACTAGCGATTTTCCCGATCGCATTTATCAGTGTGGCGATGTCGTCTTTCGTGGCATTCGGGCCATACTTACCGATGCGGATCGGAATGCCGAACACTTCCGCGAACGACCACCAATCTCTAAGCGTGTAGCTTTTCAGCATGTACATAACTGCGACTAAGCGAGCCAAACCATTACGCCACACGCTGCCCGATTTCGAGCGCGGTGTGTGAACGATGAATTTGTATGGCTCAAGTGGCGCACCGGTTGGATCATCTTCGCTAATCAGTAGAATCTCTTGCAGCGTGTCTTGGTCTGGACGCAAGTAGCGAGGATCTACCCATTTATAGGCATTGGGTGTCCATGGCGATTTGTTGGTGTTCCATAGAATCTCAGATACACCAATACCTTTACCAAGGCCGTCAAGCAAATCAAAGAACAGCTCTGGCATGGCGTCTTGATGAAGGATCGCACGCACACGATCCGCCATAGCAACATCAGCAGGGGAATCACTCACAGCTTCGACGATTGGCATAATAGACGCAACAACGAGCTTGCGCGTTCTAAGCTGTGCCGCATAGTGCAAATCGCGCTCTTCCATCTCTTCCGCGAGGATCATGTATTGTTCTGGGTCGTTGCTGTCTATGACAGAGCGCAACAACGCAGTCAGCTTTAGCGGTGTTAGCACAGACGCAACGCTAGCAGGGCGAGGGTTGCGCACTCCTGTCGTATAAGCGCGGCTGACCTGTTCGCTGAGAATGGCTTTCTCTGCTTCGAATGGCTTTCCATCTT